TATAGAATTTTGCAAGCGGATCGATTACCCGTTACTTCCCTGGCAAGAATATTTGGCTATGGAAATGCTGCGATATAAGGAAGACGGGCGCTGGTGCCACCCTGAGGTAGGGGTAGTCGTAGCGCGTCAACAAGGTAAATCTACCTTTATGGCGCTTCTGATTATCTGGAAAATGTACGAGTTAGGCGAGAAACTACAGGTCGCAACAGCTCATAAGCTTACGACTTCTGCCGAAATCTTCTTTAAGATCGATCAGATTATCCAATCGACCCCAGAATTACTCGAAGGGTTTTTTAAGAAGTACGAGTCTAAGGGTTCCCAGGAGATCAGACTTAAAAATGGAAACCGATACCTGGTCAGAGCTAATAACTCAGCCGCTCGCGGTATCGCTGCCGTTGATACTATCCACATGGACGAAATTCGAGAATACGAAGACATGGACGTTTGGTCTTCGATGCGTTATACCCAGATGAGTTCTAAAAACCCCCAGGTAATCGTCTACTCGAACGCGGGCCACCAGCACTCGAGTGGAGCGCACCGCCAGAGACTCCCGTAGATGATTCGCCCGCCTTCTGGGCTGGGGCTGCACAAAGTAACCCGTCGCTAGGGTTTACAGTCCACCCCGATAACCTTCGAGCGGTACTTAATGACGATGAGTCGATCGTAAGGACCGAAGTATTATGCCAATGGGTAAGCGTAATTAACCCAGCTATTAACCCCGCCGCGTGGCAAGCTTGCGCGACAGAGAACGTTAAACTCGATCCAGAAACCCTTACCTGGATGGCGATAGACCTTAGCCCAGATCGTAAACATGCCGCCTTAGTTGCCGCTCAACGCGTAGATGAAAAGTTTAACGTGGTCCTTTTAGCGACTTTTAGTAACCCAGTAAACATAGACGATAAACAGATGGCTAACCAGATCGCAGAATGGGTAAGAAAATACCCAGTCGAAACCGTTGCCTATTCTCGCCAGACTTCGGGCGCGGTCGCGGCGCGATTAGCACCCGCTGGCATTTCGGTAACGTCGATCGACGGAGCGGTTTACGGCCAGGCATGCGATGAGATGTTATCGGCCATTACTTCGGGTCGATTAATTCATGGATCACAGTCAGAGTTAAATCAACAAGTACTCAGCGCCGTTAAATTACCTTTTAAGGACGGTGGATGGTACTTAGGACGCAAGGCGTCGAACGCGGTTATTACAGCTTGCGTCGCTATGGCTATGGTTTGCCATTTTGCAACACGCCCAGAAACGGAAGTAGATATCGTTATCGGATAAATCGGACATAGGGTATAATTCTCCTATAATGGGACTATTTGACTTTCTTTCGACAAATTCCGAGCCTCAGGCGCAACAGGTGGACGTAGCTGCCGCCCTTGCACCCTTCGAGGTTTCTAATCTTCTAAATCAAATCGGCGGAACGTCTTTCGTCGATCCAGCGCAAGCGCTATCAGTTCCTAGCGTTGCCCGCGCAAAAAATATTATCTGCTCTACCGTAGGATCACTACCTAAAGAGCAATATATTAAAGATACTGGTCAACATTTAACGGCTAACCGTTGCATTAATCAGCCAGACCGCCGTATCCCTGGCTCAGTAGTTTATACCTGGCTCGCTTACGATATCTGGGGACATGGCGTCGGTTACGGCGTAGTTAATGAGCTTTATGCAGATGGACGTATCCAGGACTGGACCCGTATCGCTTACGAGCGCGTTACTCCACAATATAACGCAAACATGACCGAGATTATCGGTTACGCAATCGACGGAAAGATGGTTCCTTTATCTGGAGTCGGTTCAGTTATTGCGTTTCCAGGACTCGACGAAGGTTTCTTTAATCGCGCAGGACGTACAGTCCGCGCCGCGGTTTGGCTAGAAAGAGCGGCAGAAAACTACGCTAAAAATCCAGTACCGTCTACAGTTCTAAAATCAAACGGTACAAATCTAACCGCAGAGCGCATTAGATCGCTCATTAATTCCTGGTCGAAGTCGAGACAAGATAACTCCACCGCTTTTCTTAATGCCGATGTTACTCTCGATGTTCTCGGCTTCGATCCAGCTCGTTTACAGCTCAACGAAGCCCGCCAGTACGTTTCACTAGAACTCGCCAGAGCCGCGGGTATTCCAGCCTACTTCCTAAGTAGCGAAACTACTTCTATGACTTATTCTAACGCTATTTCAGAGCGTAAAGGTTTGGTCGACTTCTCGCTTCGTCCAATTCTTACAGCGATCGAAGAGCGCCTTTCTATGGCCGACTTCATCCCAGCGGGAACAGTTATTCGCTTCGATCTAGATGATTTCCTTCGTGGCGATGCACTACAAAGAGCGCAGGTTTACGAAATTCTTAATCGTATCGGCGCGATGTCGGTAGAACAGATCCAGGAAGAGGAAGACCTAATTAACAATGGAAATTAATTTCTCTATGAACGTCACCGCAGCCGATACGGCTAAGCGGGAGATTTCGGGTCGCGTAGTTACATGGGACGAGCAGGGCTTTACTAGCGCTGGCGCTTCGATGTTTAAGCGTGGATCGATTTCAGTTCCAGATCGTGTAAAACTACTTATGGAGCATGAGCGCACTAAGCCGCTAGGGTTCCTAAAGTCCTACGAGGTAACAGATCAAGGGATCGACGCTACCTTCGTTTTAGCTAAAACATTTTCGGCCGATGACGCCCTAGAAGAGGCTGCTTCTGGACTTCGTGACGGCTTCTCAGTTGGAGTTAAGGTCGACGCCTGGGATAACAAAGACGGCGTAATGGTTATTAGCAAATCTAACCTAATCGAGGTCAGCCTAGTAACCGATCCAGCGATCGATTCAGCTCGCGTCGCTTCCGTAGCAGCTTCAGAAACAGAAGCGCCAGTAGATAACCAAGTTTCCGAGGCGACCGTCTCGGATGTAAAAACCGAAGGAGAAGACTTAATGTCTGAAACCGTTTCAGAGGCAACCGTTACCGAAACGGTAGAAGCCTCAAAGTCAGAAGCGACAGTAACCGCTAACGCGCCAGTCGCATACTCAACACCTCGCGTAAACACAAACGTTACAGCGGGACAATTCGCTAAGGCACAAATCGCAGCTCTACGCGGCGATGCAGATGCTCGCGACCTCGTTGCAGCTCTACAGGTCGCAACAGTCGCAGAAAATACAGGTATGGTCCCACCTACATACCTTCGCGATGTAATCGGAGTAATTGATTCATCACGTCCATTTATCGACTCAATCGAGCGCGCAGCACTTCCAGCTTCAGGCATGAAGATTTTCACACCTAAGCTCGGAGCACAGGCTACAGTTGCTGTAACAGCCGAAGGCGCAGAATTCTCATCTACAGACACAGCCGTCACATTCCAGGAAGACACAGTAGTTAAGTTCGCTGGCGCTGGAAAGATCGACGTCGAGCTTCTCGATCGTTCAGACCCAAGCTTCCTAGATCTCTATCTTCGCGAGTTGGCCGCAAGCTACGCTCAGAAGACAGACGCTTATGCAGCACAAATCGCAGCGCAGAACGCTACACAGTCTTCATCTTCTACCATCTACAAGGCGATCGCTCTAGGTATCGCGGACTCATTCGGCGTTATGCGTATGACTCCTAACCGCCTACTCGTTGCTAACACAGGTGGAGAAGACGGTATCGACTTCTCAGGTCTCCTCGGTGCGGTCGACTCAACAGGTCGCCCACTATACGCAGCGGCAGCGCCACAGAACGCTAACGGCCTAGTCGCTCAGGGATCAACCTCAGGAACAGTCGCAGGACTCGATCTCGTAGTCGATCCGAACTACACAGGTGACGATGCAAACGCTAAGCATGCACTCGTTTATCCATCTAACGCGATGCGATTCCACGAGAGCGGAAATATCCAGCTTCGCGCAAATATCGTTGCTAACGGTCAGGTCGAAATCGGCCTATACGGCTACGTTGCGGTAGTCAACCGTTACCCTGCAGCGTTCCGTAAGCTCAACGTAGCTTAATTAATCATGGGGGGTCGGTTTCTCCCGATCGGCCCCCCAGTAGTACATAGAGAGGTAAGAAATGCCTAGTATTATTACAGCATCAGAATTGCGCGCCGTACTAGGCGTTTCTTCCGCTTTATATTCGGACGCCGTACTAGATGACGCGATCAATGCGAGCGAGTCGGTAATTTTGCCAATGCTCACTACTTTTTCATCTCCAGTAGATGCGGTAGAACTATCAGATAACGTCGCGACTTTTCACACTACGTTAGTCCATGAATTTACCGAAGGTTCGAGCGTAGTAATAGCTGGAGTAGGCGCACCATTTAACGGAACGCGTACCGTAAACTCGGGCGTAACAGATTATACTTTTAGTTGCGATATCACTAACGCGGACATAACTTTAAAGAACATTATCCCTGCAGGAACAGCTACCCTTACTGGCGCTTCTACTTATGTCGGCAATTCAGCCGTCGAGCAAGCCGTTCTGGCCGTTGCCGTAGAAATCTTTTCTTCTCGCGTCGCCCCAGGTGGCCAGATGGAAGGGATCGACTTTACAAACGTAAGCCCTTACCGTTTAGGGCGGTCACTTTTTAACAGAGTTTCGGGACTTCTAGGAGCTTATTTAGACGTCGAGACTATGGCGCAATAATGAGCACTATTTTAGACACAGTTCGCCAGCCGCTAGCGACCGCCATTACAGGCGTGACCGCTAACGTCTATTCTTATGTTCCCGAAGGACCAATAGTTCCATTCGTGGCAATCGTTCCAGACTCCCCTTATATCGAACTGGAAACAATCAATAAAAGTACTCTCCACATGAAAATTAATATGGTTATTTCATGCGGGGTTTCGTATAACAGTAACCCAGCCTCACTAGACAATCTAGAACAGCTGGTAGTTAGCGTTCTGAAAGTTATCCCGTTTGGATACACAATCGGAGCAATCGAAAAACCTACGGTAACTCAGGTCGCAGCCTCTAACGTGTTAGTCGCAGATATCAGAGTTTCCACCTACTACACGCAAACAAACTAAAGGAAAAACAATGGCAACCACAGTAATTACAGGTCGCGACGTTTCTCTATCTTTCACAGGTGGAACAGATGTCGACGCTCAGGCAACAAGCGCAATCCTCACAAAGACAAAGAGAAGCGTATAAGACCGTAAACGTCGAAGGTACTTTCGCTCTATCAATGCTCGCCGACTGGGGTAAGGCTAACTCAGTATGCGAGGCGCTATGGACAGCGGCAGAAACTCCAGATACAACAATCTCGGTAACAATGACCGCAGCTACAGGCGCGCAATTCGTATTTCCAATTCTTCCAGAATATCCTACCGCTGGTGGAGCAGGAACAGACGCTCAGACAGTAGACTTTACCTTTAAGATCGCTAAGGGTGAAGTTACAGAAACTTTTAGCTAAAAACTAGAGACGGGAGAAACAAGTGCAACAGAACATAACAATTAAATATATCGACGGGTCAGAAGAAACCTTTATGGTTCGACCACCCGATTACGCTCGATGGGAGATGGCTACTAAAAAGGTCATCTCCCAATTCGGGGGCATGTACGACATTCTTTTCGTAGCCCATAGCGCTATGAAACGAGAAGCTGGCGGGAAACCGACTAAGGCGCTCGATATCTGGATGGAGTCGGTTCTCGATATCGAAGTAGGTGCGGAAGACCCAAAAGTCACCCCAGGGGAAGCGTAAGCCGTCTCCTGGTAGAACTGGCAATAGCTACAAAGATACCCGTATCGGAGTGGCAAACCGCCGAAGACATTCTAACCGCTATAGAAGTACTGGAAGAGAGAAATCGTGGCAAGTGAGAAAGTCGCCTTCGATCAGACAGAACTTCGACGCGTTTTCGCAGCGTTAAAGGCGATGGACGAGACGGCCGTAGAAGAGGCTAAGCGCCAATCTGGGGCCCTGGCAGAATACGCCAGAACGGAAGTTATCTCGTCCTCGCGTAACCTAAAAAATAATAAAGTTTCGTCCAGAATTGCGGACGGATCAAGGGTTAAAAAGTCTTCTAAGATCGGCGAGATCACTTACGGTTTCGCTTCTCAGAAATTCTCAGGTGGAGCGACCACTAAGGATATCTGGGGCGGTACAGAATTCGGTTCTAATAAGTTTAAGCAATTTCCAGTATGGTCAGGAAAAGAAGGTCGCGGTTCTCGTGGATGGTTTATCTATCCTACCTTGCGCCGCATACAGCCAGAGATCGTCGCTAAATGGACTCAGGCTTTCGAGAAGATTCTAAAGGAGTGGTAAAAAATGGCTGGAACAAGTAGAGCCTTAACCCTTAAACTCCTTGCAGACGTTGATAACTTTACTAAGGGCATTAAGTCCGCAGATAATGACGTTTCCACATTCGGCGATAAAGTAGGCAAGTTCGGAAAAGTAGCCGCTGGCGCTTTCGCTGCCGCTGGAGTCGCCGCCGCCGCTTACGCTGGAAAACTATTAGTAGACGGCGTTAAGTCAGCGATCGAGGACGAAGCCGCTCAGCTACGCCTTGCTACAGCTCTAAAGAACGTAACTGGCGCTACAGATGCTCAGATAGGCGCTACCGAAAGTTACATAACTAAAACCACCCTTGCTACTGGCGTAACAGACGATGAACTACGTCCTTCACTCCAGCGCTTAGTTACCGCTACTAACGATGTAGCCGAAGCTCAAAAACTACAAGGCCTCGCACTCGACATTAGCGCAGGTTCAGGTAAATCACTCGAAGCCGTTTCTAATGCCCTAGCCAAGGCCCAGGAAGGCAATACCGCAGGTCTAGTAAAACTCGGTATCGGATTATCAGCCGCAGAACTTAAAACGATGTCCATGGAGCAGGTAACGGCTAAATTAGCCGAAACTTTCGGGGGACAAGCTGCAACCCAGGCCGATACTTTCCAGGGCAAGATGCAACGTCTCCAGGTAGCCTTTTCCGAAGGTAAAGAGACAGTCGGATCATTCGTTTTAGATGCTATTACGCCTTTAGTTTCAGGCTTCGTTAATAATGTTATCCCAGCTATTCAGAAGTTATCAGAAGAATTAGGGCCTAAACTTACCCCTATCTTCCAGGCGCTTACGGGCTACATAACTAATTACGTCATCCCAGCATTTAAGGCCACCTGGTCATTTATTACAGAATTCTTAATACCTACTATTAGCGCCATTTTGACGCCTATCTTAAACTCGCTTAGAGCAGCCTTCGAAAAAATCTCGACAAAGATAACCGAAAACGAAGAAAAACTTAAGCCTTTACTAGCCTTGTTTAAGGTTATTGCCGCTTTCGTTCGCGATTTTGTTGCGCCGATTATTGGAAAGGCGCTTAGCACCGCGTTCGAGATAGTTGGCACTTCCCTAAGTTACGTTATCGATAACTTCGTTAGACTGGTCGATATTGTAAACAAGGCTTTTAACGCGATAAAGACTTTAGTGAACTTCGTAAAAAATAACCCAGTAACTCAGGCTATAGGCAACGTCTTCGATAACGCCTTCGGCGGTGGTCGCGCTAACGGTGGACCAGTCAGGGGCGGAACCTCCTATATCGTAGGCGAGCGCGGACCAGAGTTATTTGTACCTAATACGAGCGGGCTTATTATCCCTAACGGCAAGGGCCTAACAGTCCCTACCGCTTCGAGCCAGGGATCGACAATAAACATAACCGTAAATGGCGCAATCGACGGCGAGTCTACAGCTCGACAAATTATCACCTTACTAAATAACTCCTCAGCTCGCGGAACACTAGGGAGCCTAGCCTTAACATGACCGCCTGGACTCCAGAGTATCTAGTTAAAATTAATGGGACCGTAGTAACAGACGTAACCCTGGCTAACCTTACGATTACTTCTGGCCGTACCGATATTTACTCACAGCCAGTCGCGGGCTATTGCCAGGTTCAGTTAATTAACTTTAACAATCAGTCCTACCCGTTTAACGTAGGTACAGGGCTAACAATCGAAGTAAAAGACTCTAGCGATACCTTTATCCCTATTTTCGGGGGATATATTACCGATTACGCAACAGCCGTTAATAACGCTGGGGCGCTAGGATCGACCACCCTTTTAACGATTGTGGCATTAGGCGCGCTATCGAAACTACCTAAAATTATCGACCCTGGAGTTTTATCTAAGGACTATGACGGGGACCAGATTTACACACTCCTTAGCGGCTACCTTTTAGGTCAATGGAACGAAGTACCAGCGGCTCAAACCTGGGCTACCTATAACGCTACCGAAACATGGGAAAACGCGGTAAATATTGGATTAGGCTCGATCGACCAGCCAGGCGATTACGAAATGATCGCCAGAAACGCAAGCTCTACAGATATTTATAGCCTGGTTAGCCAGATCGCTACCTCGGCTTTAGGTTACATCTACGAAGATGCTCAGGGACGTATCGGGTACGCCGACAGCACCCATAGACAAGATTACTTAGCTAATAACGGTTACGTCGAACTAGACGCGGGACAGGCCCTAGCTAGCGGTATTTCGACCACCGTTAAATCTGGCGACATCCGCAATAAATACACAATCGCTTACGGCGCTAACGCTTCGTCAAGCTACACAGCCGAAGACCTACAAAGCCAGTCTCTATTCGGCTTACAGGCTCAAAGTTTCACTTCTAATATTGATAAACAATCAGACGCCGAACTAGTGGCAGATCGCTATATAGCCCTTCGATCCTTTCCTTCGGCTAAGTTCGAGTCGATCACCTTTCCGCTCGGAAACCCCGAAATAGACGATATAGACCGAGATGCGCTTCTGAACGTATTTATGGGCATGCCAGTCTGGATTCAGAATTTACCGACTAACATCAATGACGGCAGCTTCCAGGGCTACGTCGAGGGCTGGACCTTCCGAGCCTCATTTAACGATCTTTCGCTAACGTTTAACGCGTCTCCCGTAAACTTCTCGCAAGTTGCGGTAAAATGGGAACAAGTAAACGCCGCCGAAACATGGAATACAATTAGTTCTAGCCTAACCTGGCTTGACGCGATAGGAGTAGTAGCGTAATGGCAACCACGACAACCAATTTTGGCTGGGATATTCCCCAGTCTACAGACCTGGTAAAGGATGGCGCGACCGCTATCGCTGCACTAGGACAAGATATCGACACAGCCCTAGTCGACTTAAAGGGCGGAACTACTGGACAGGTTTTATCTAAGGCTTCAGGAACCGATTTAGATTTTACCTGGGTAGCCCAGGACGATTCTAACGCTATTCAGAACGCGATCGTAGACGCTAAAGGCGATCTAATTGCGGCAACAGCGGCAGACACTCCAGCGCGTTTAGCTGTAGGAACAAACGGGCAAGTATTGACGGCAGATTCGACCGCTGCGACTGGTATTAAATGGGCCACTCCTGCAAGTGGCGGAAAAGTTTTACAGGTGGTTTTTGCTAGTACTTCTACTCAGGTGGTAGTAGCAAGTACTACGCCTACCGATTCTGGATTAACCGCGTCTATAACACCTAGTGCCACTTCTAGTAAGATTTTGGTTATTTACAACCAGGCTTTATTTGCCGAAAGAGCTGCTGTAGGTGTAGCTGGAGCAATCCGACTACTTAGAGGCTCGACAGTTATTCAAGATTTAGGCTCTGCAAAGAGCATAAATATAGCGACGGCAACAAACGTCGCACTCGCTAACATGTATGGAGCGACTTATTTAGATTCTCCTTCGACCACGAGTTCCACCACTTACAAAACGCAAGTCAACGTTAACACTACCGCAAATTCTGGTTATGTGGCAGCTAACCCAAACGTTATTTCGTCAATCACACTTATAGAAATTGGTGCTTAATTATGGCTAACATTACAAACGCAATCCAATCACTTAAGCCAGATGCAGAATTCGTAATAACAGCGGATGATTATTCGACTATCGTATGGCACAAAATCGAAGGTGCTGCTCCTACTTTAGCGCAAGTCAAAGCCGAGATAAAGCGTTTAAGCGATTTAGAATTGATTAATGAAACATCTAAAACGGCAGCAAAAGCGGCTTTATTAGAACGTTTGGGAATTACAGAGGACGAGGCTAAACTTCTTCTCTCATGAAACCTAAACTAAGTCACGCAGCTATTCAGCTTCGCGAGCAGATCGACGATTCATTTATGGACCGCGACAGGGCCAGCGATGGATGGCTGGGCGATTCTAGGCACAGCGCCAGAAAATCGGACCATAACCCAGACCATGACGGATGGGTGAGAGCCCTAGACATAGATCGAGACCTTATTGGTAAAAAGGGTAAACCCGATCTGATGCCAGATTTAGCCGATCAAATTCGTTTAGCCGCTAAGCGCGGCGAGAAGCGTATAGCCTACATAATTTTTGAACCACGTCTAATTTCGCCCTGGACTGTCGTTCGATCCTGGGCTCGATCGTCACTGGCGTATTCGGTTACGCTTCACCTAAAAAGTAATGAGCGCGGTAGATATCTCAGCCATAGCCGTAGGCATAATTACGGTTTTAGGTGGAGTGGCTGCGTTTCTACAGTTCTTAGTTAAGCATTACCTATCAGAGCTTAAGCCTAATTCTGGTTCGAGCCTTCGCGACTCAGTAAATCGTTTGGAGACACGCGTAGACAAAATCTACGAAATGTTACTAAATAAGGGAGAATAAAACTATGGCTAGAAAAAGAGTTATCGACCTCGATACCTATAACGCTTTAGACGCGTGGGCTATAGCACTTCATGAAATGTATAGAGCCTTGCGTAGAGCAGGTTTCGCGGTTGACTTATGTCTGGCCATTATTAGCGATCGAGACGCCTATCCAGACTGGATACTTCCCGAAATTCCAGACCGAGTAGATCGTTTACCCTACGAGGACGAAGATGAGGACTAATGAAAAGAACGGTAGTTTTACCCGATCTCCAATGCCCGTACGAAGACTCACATCTTGTTAACAATCTCGCGATATTTATTAAGGCATTTCGCCCCGATGCTGTCTGCACTATCGGAGATGAAATCGACCTACCCCAGATTAGCCGATGGACAGAAAATACCCCAGGATGGTACGAGCAAACCCTAGCTAGTGATCGCGACCATACGGTCGACGTATTATGGAAACTTACAGAGCACGTTAAAGAGGCTCACATGATCCGTTCTAACCATACGGACCGACTCTATAACGTAATTATGAAGAAGATCCCAGCGTTTCTATCGTTGCCAGAACTAAAGTTCGAGAAGTTCTTAAAACTCGACGAGCTCGGTATTACTTTCCATAAAGAGCCATTCCATATTGCTAAAGGCTGGATCGCGATACATGGCGACCTGGGAGCGCTCAACCCTAACCCTGGCATGAGCGCTTTAAATCAAGCTCGCAGACATGGCCTAAACGTCATTATGGGACACACCCATAGAGCGGGTCAGAGTGCCTATTCTGAGGCTTCTAACGGCCGTCTGGGGCGCGTTCTGCGTGGAGTCGAAGTAGGACACGCAATGGCCCTAAAATCGGCTAAATACGTCTCTACGCCTAACTGGCAACAGGCTTTCGCTATCATCACCGAGCATAATAAGAACGTCCAGGTAGACCTAATCTATATCGAAAAGGACGGGACTTTCCTAGTCCATGGCCGCCGTTATGGACGATCTCGATAACGAACTAGATCGGTCGATCGACGATCACATAGACGAAGCGGAATTGTTACCATTTCGTTATCTAAATTTACTAGGTTAAGCCTAAAAGTCATGAGATGGTTATCTCAGTAAGTAAAGAGCTTACTAAAGGGAGAAAAAATGTTTGATCCATCATTCGGAGACCTGGTAGTTATGGTCATTTTATCCGCGCTATATTTCCACCTGGGCCGCATCGTGGGCCTTCGAGTGGGATACATAAAAGGCCGAAAGGCCGTCCGCGCCTACTACGAAAAAGTAGAAAGGGTAAAAGTGTGAGAGCTAGTGAGGTCCTATTATCTGCCACCGATATTATCGGAGACCGAGGACGAGTTTACGGTCACCCTCGTATTAATCAGACAAGAATTGCGTTACGACTCCAACAGATGCTGGAAATACCAATATCAGACTATCAAGCGTGTTTGGCGATGGTCGAAGTCAAGCTCGCAAGACTCCAGGAAACACCAAACCATATCGACAGTTATGTAGACGCTTGCGCTTACCTAGCGCTGGCTTGCGAGTTATCAACCGAAGAGGACGAAGGGGAGTATTATGTTTAAGTGGGACGAGTTAGAAGACTTAAAAAAGGCTGCACTAGATCGAGACGCATTTACCGAGGTAGTTATTTACCAAAATGAGCAGATGCTCAGAGAGTTAAAGTCCATGGCCTGGAGGCTAAAGGAGTTAAACGAAAAGAATGTTTAACCTAGAAGATTACGAGACAGTCGAAGAGCGATTAGTTAAGTTCTGGAAAGATAACCCTAATGGTCAAATTCATACGAAATTACTCGATAGCGCTTCTGGTCGGTTTATCGTCGAAGCTGCGATCTTTCGCTCGGGAGATGATATTCGGCCCTGGTCAACTGGCCTTGCAGAAGAAACCATCCAGGGACGCGGCGTTAATGCGACTAGCGCGCTGGAAAATTGCGAGACTAGCGCTATTGGTCGAGCGCTTGCTAATGCGGGTTACGCGACTAAGGGTAAAAGAGCCAGTCGAGAAGAAATGACTAAGGTGGCAACAGCTAAGAAAACCGAGTCAATTATTGACCAAACGAAAAAGAAGCTAGCGGAAACTTCGGGAGAATACGTTCCAGTAGTGAAAGAGGATGATCCATGGACTATACGTTCTTCGAGTATGCCGCCCACAATGGCGGAAGCTGTATCGACGGTGAAAGAGATTATTGGCGGCCAGACAGACAAGGATATCCCGCGTTGCCAGCATGGCGACATGGTTTGGAAGACTGGTACTAGTAAGGCTGGTAAGCCCTGGGGGCATTTTAAGTGCCCTTACGCGGTTACAGGCGAGTTAACTCGTTGCCCAGCACCTAATGACGTAATCTGGTACGAAATTAATAAAGAGGGCGCATGGCAGCGCCAAAAGGGGCGTTAAAATGGGAAAACTACAGTTTATGAACCAAGATGGCGAGTGGGAGTCATTTCCTACCGAGGATGAAATTCATCGCTCTAAAGAGGTTATAGCAATTCTCGAAGAGTTTACTTTTACTACTAGATGTTGCTTATGTAATGAGTCAATACCTTACAAAGATATCAAGGTTAACCTTAAAAATAAGTCCTGGTCATGTTCTAAGTGCCACGCGGTAAATGGCCTCACAAAGCCGTAAATACCGAGGTTTCTCGACCGAGCGTGTAGTCGCCCGTTACCTATCGGAGTGGTGGCCTCATGCGGATATCGGTCGAGGGGCTGGAAAAGATATAACTCATGTCCCGTTCGACATGGAAGTTAAAGCTAGATCGGCGTTCCAGCCTAAGGCGTGGATCGATCAGGTCACAAAGAGGGCAGCTAAAACTGGTGGGCTGCCTATCGTTACATGTCGCCTTAATGGTCAAGGAGAAGGTAGTCCCCAGGACTATTTGGCCTTTATGCGACTAGGTGATCTGGTCGATCTATTGCTTCGCGCAGGTTACGGCGATTTTAGTAATGATCTTGCTAAACTAGAGCCTATGAGATGCAGACTATGCGGCGCGTGGGCGTTTACAGAGGTTTGCAGAATTTGCGAGAGCGATCCAGATGCCAATTTATGAGTTCGAGTGCGATAACGAAAAATGCGAGGCTAATGCCCGTTATGAGCAAGAATTTAAGATAAGCGAGCCTCACGATTTAGAATGTCCGTTCTGCGGCGCTTCTATGCACAAAGTTTACAGCTCAGTAGGTATCGCCTTTAAGGGTTCTGGCTTCTACTCAACCGATAACCGATAATCCGACACGCCGTTCTGAACAGGACTTTTACTTATGGATTTGACTAGTCTGGTACGCTCTACGGCTAGAGCCCATCAGGGGCTCAGCGCGGGCCGTTCACGGCTAGCCCGCGTGGTAGCCATCGCTATTGGGATATCTCTATCTATAGCTACGCCCCTAGATGCTAAGGCGACAGACCAAGCAATCAAAGAGATTAAAACAATAGCTCGATTTACATTAAATGATAAGCAATATAAATGCCATAATGAGATTATCTATCGAGAGAGCAGATGGGATCATAAGGCAATAGGAAATATTAAAGGCACTAAAAGAACTTATGGCCTTTACCAGATGAAGATAGAGAGCCTACGAGTAGCTTCTCCATTAAGGCAATACTGGAAGTTCTGGCACTACACCATTCACCGTTACGGCTCAGTAGATAAAGACCCTAACTATTGCAAGGCACTCAACCACCTCATAAGTAAGGGCTGGCAATGAGTAGCCTAAGTAATAAAGGATCGACTACTAAATGGCGTAAGCTTAGGGATGAAG